CTTTATATACACGCTCTGCGTATTGGTCGGCTCTGATCCGTAAAAACGTAAGGATCAGATCACGATTATACACAGAACCCTCAAGGGCAAATGGAGACTCTTCATTAGAGTGTAGAATTCGATCCAACCACAACCTCACGCGATAGGGCCGTGGAGAACTAGCAGAGGCTAGTGCCATGGTCAATCTATCAATTGGCCGGATTACGGATGAGACTAGGTCCAATCCATAATCGGGATCCAATATGTGAGTTTGTAGGATCGCAACTACCGGGTGCGTCTGTGCACCCCACCGATTGCTCGATAGGGTACAGTCCAATAAAATATGTCTATCTTCCGGAGATACACAATATCTTAAGAGGATAGGCAAGGGGTTTTTACCAGACCCCTGATCCCATCTCTGATATAGATACCAAGAAAGCCCAACCCTTTGAGGTACCGTTCGAGACGATAAAATCGCCTTAAATGGTACAGGAGACACGATGTCTCCTTTGGAAGAAACCACCTCAGAGGCAAATTGGAATCCCCCTTCTTCTGAGAAGAAGGATTTAGGGAAAGACAAACCGATACCTAATGCGGACATTATGTCTCGGTATGCCTCCATAACCTCTTTATTCCCAATGACGATATCGTCACCAAGAATTTGGTATGAACTAAAATCAGAACCTAGACCGCATCGTACGGCCGCAGCACGTACTATAACGTGATGAACAAAAGCCATCATTGCCCACGACGAGAGAGCCCCCATCGGTTGGCCAACAGCATAACGGATAGATCCGTGTTGCTCTTGTTGCTCAACCGACTCAGGACATAACCCATCAACAGGCACACAAATGTTTCGATGTTTGAAGGCAGGATGAACGAAGTTCCTGTCTGCAATCAGAGTACACCAATTATTTGCGAACTCGTAATCTACGAGGAGGCTGATCACATCACGATACAGGGTAATCGGAATTCTATCAGTAGCAGCAGAAATATCTAATGAGGCTCTATAAGACCCCTGAAGTTTAGTCATACATCGCTTCACACCCTTAAACTGATCAAAAGTTGAATCAGAAGGAAGGGTACGTAGTAAAGAGAAAATGTAAAGGTGAAAAGGCCTAAGGGCCCATTGTGTAAAATGGTCCATAATGGCCACTATCCTTACCTTCCCAGCAGCCTCAAATAAAGCGGCGAGACGGCTAACGACCGGTATAATCCTAAGGATTTTACCAGTCTTACCCAGACATGGCGTATTTATAATATGAAGGAGCGGGAATTGGTCAAGGTTTATCACAAAGCCTAAGATCTCTATGACTTTTAAAAGTACATAGGTTATAGTAGATCGGACATTTTCCTTAGTGTTTATCGTTGCGAAAAACAATATAGCTCTTAACAGCTTGGGGCGGTATAACAACCCCTGTAAATCTCTGAGTATACTCAGACAGGCTATCCCCCCGCTGGGACTAGCCTTAACAGATATTGGAAGAGTGGTAACAGATGATATACGTAATGATTCAATCAATGCATCATTACGACAATCAATGTTATCTCTGTACCAAAGGAGTTTACCCCCTGGTCTATCAATTAGATCTAAAACCCGTGATATCAGAGACCCTCTGTTCATATCCCATGGGACTTCTCCGAAGAAGTCATGTGGAATATCAACAGGGATTGAGGACAACTCCCCGGAGAATGGACCACTTCCCGTATTTCGGAAGTTCAGGATAAAATCCCTAGTATCGGACGTGATACGGTTCAATTCTTTTTGGAGAGACTCCTCCGACACCTTCAGACCATCAGTGATGGTATGAGTAGGTATCGCTGGTTTTCGGTTC